GTTGCCGGGCGCGTCGAGGAAGAGGTTCCGGATGTCCCGCGGCTTCAGGCCGGCGATCGGGTTCTCGCCCTTCTTCGTCACGGCCGACACGAGCACCAGCCGTGCGACCTCGCCGCTGAGCTCCACGTTCCAGTCCGTGACGCTCGCGGAGCGGAAACCGTCATTGGTGAGGTTCCGCTCCGCAAGCTGAAGCTGTCTCGGGCTCATCGGCTTGATGACGCAGGTCCAGCCGTTCTTGAGGGTCACTTCCTTGGTATTCATGGTCTCTCTCTCCTCTCGGTTCGTTGGGTCAGTAGGTCGCCGGGTCGATCTCGTTGATGACGGTCGAGACGATGGCGCTCGTGGCGGTCGGCTCGTAGAAGGCGTCGAAGGCGAACGTCGCGGCCAGCGGGCCGTCGTTGATGACGGGAAGGTCCGGCGTGAGCTTCGCGGCCGGGAGCGCGATCGTCACCTCGGGCGTGCCGCCGTCCCACTTCAGCGAGACCGGGACCGACGTGTTCGGCGCGGTGAGGACGGCCGCCATCTTGGTCGAGGCCTCCTCGGTCCACGCGCAGTCGAACGAGGCCGTGACCGTCGCGCGCTTCCGCGGGATCGAGAAGAGCACGCCGAGCCCGCCCGCACGGTAGTCGTCCTGCGTGAGGTTGTTGTTGACGTCGATCGAGCCGCTCTTGATGTAGGCGACGGCGCCGGCCGAGAACGTGATCGAGGCGGCGACGAGGTCGGCCTGAGTGATGAGCGTGTCGTCGGAGTTGTCGACGAGGGTGCCCGCCGTGGGCATGGTGGTGGAGTAAGTCGTTGCCTTCCCCACGAGCGCGAGGTCGATCTGCATGAAGCCCTCGGACGCGACGGAGATCTTCGCCGTGTTCACCCGGCAGCCGGTCGTGACGATCGCCATGTCGGTAGCCATGTCGAGGATCTCGGCGATGGAGTAGGACGGCAGGGAGACCGCCTGGATCTTGGAGGTTTGCGTCCAGGGCGTGGCAGCCCCGGTCGACGTGCGGCTCCCGAGGATCATCTCCATGACGTAGGGGAGGAAGTCCCAGCTCGCGTAGAGGGTGAGGTTCCCCCCCGCCTTCTGGTTCCCCAGGAGCGACTCGCGGGGGTTCGGATCGCCCCCGATGAGGTCGTTCGTGATCTTGTTGATGTTCGGCTTGAAGCCGCCACCCGGCTTGATGGCGACCTTGTGCCAGATGGGAGCCGGCGTAGTCGTCGGGGTTACACCCCAGATGGTCTCCTTGCAGATCTTGATGATGGCCGTGGTTCCCAGGATGGCTTCGCCCATGAGCGTGCTCCTTTCTCAGTTACACATCGCGTGCTTGAGGCTGAACGTCACTACCGCGCCGTAGATGTCGGACTCGACGAGCAGGACTCTGTCGTCTGATACCCAGCGCCACAGTTGGCTGTACGGCGCGGAGGACTTGAGGTGTTGGATGCGGTCGTGGACTTCCGCGACGATCTCCCAGAGCGCGGCGTCCGCGTGTTCGAGGTCTCTCTCCTGGACGAGAATCCCGATCTCCCAGAGGCTCTCTGCCGGGACGTGCTTCTTGCCGACGCCGTAGACGTCGCCCGTGGGCCTGCTGCTGCCGGCGAAGACGCCGACGAGCGGAGTCCTCGCGTCCTCGACCTCGTGAAGCCGTTCGAGGGACATGCCCGGGATGACGTCCACGACGCCGGTGATCCCGGTCAGCGCGGCGACGAGCTCGGCCTGCATGTTGGCGCGGAGCAGGACGTCGCTCACTTGATGGCCTCTTCGATCATCTTCTTGGCCTCGCGGATGGCGGTTGCGGCGAGGACGTCGCGGGGGAGGAACTGCCGCCGCGGGATCCGCACGGACTTGCGGCCGGCGAAGATGCGCTCGATGCCGCGCGTCCCTGCCCGGCGCTTCGAGGCTCCGCGGGAGCGGATGTCGAAGGCGGTCGCCGTCTGGCTCTTGCGGTAGAGCCCCGGCCCCTCCGGGCCCTTGAATAGGAAGAACGCCCCGTGGAAGTCCCGCGGGTTCATCACGCGCTGGCTCTCGGTCAGGGGCGGAACGAGCGGGATCATCAGCCAACCGTTGGCCTTCTTCGGCCGGATCGTCATGCCCTGGTTGTGAGTCTTGCCGGCGGGGTGAGGCGTTCCGACGACGAGGTCATCCCCCCTGACCTTCCAGACGATGGAGCGCTCGAGGAGGTGCCGGTCGAGCAGAGGCTGCCCGCGGCGCATCCTGAGCGGAGGCCAGCCGGGCCCGCTCTGCCGGAAGATCAGCGGGATCTCCGTGTTGACGTAGCGCCGGCCGACCCTTGCGTAGAACGCCGCGCGGTCCTTCACCGCCCCGATGACTCGCTCGAGCCGTGCGTCTACCGCCTGCGAGCCACGGAGCTCGACCGTGATCACCGCCAGGGTCCTCCGGGGTAGTAGCCGCGCAGGTCGTTGCTGAAGATCCCCCTCCCGAAGACGGGCCGATCCGAGCCCGACGCCACGATGTTGGGCGTCGCGACGACGGGGTCTACCTGGGTTGAGGCCGTCGGCGGCAGGACGAGCCCGGGGAGGGTGACCTTCACCGCCTGGTCGTATTCCTTCCACACGGGATTCATCCGCGGGTCCACGTCGCGCCGGGCGTACATCTTGAAGCGCGCGATGACGCGACAGATCGGCCCCAGCATCTCGACGGAGGCCGCGTCCGTGATCGGAGTCACGTAGCGCTGGGTCAGCGCGTTGTCGATCTCGATCGAGGCGTCCCGGATGATCGCGGTCAGGGTGGCCGTGTCCTTCGTCGAGCCGCTGTCGGCCGACATCTGCGTCTGGCGCTTGTCGGTCAGGACGGAGACGAGCTCCTCGACGGTCGAGTAGAGCTGGCGAGCCATCAGGCGGCCTCCTTCTGCCCGCTGACCGCTGCCGGGAACGGGCCGAATTCCTTGTAGATCACCTCGACTAGTACCTCGGCCCCATGAGCGATCACGACGGCGACGTCCTCCTGGTCGTCCATGAAACCCATTTCGGCCATGAACGACTGTGCGACGTCCGAGGCGTGGAGCAGCCCGACGTGCCCGACGAAAGACTCCGTGTCGGGCTTGGCGCCGCGGTTGCGCAGACCGAGACCCTTGGCGATGGCAGCCGAGAGCCGGGCCGCGCGCGGGATCAGCTCGGGTCGGTCCTCGGCGTGAAGCACTTCAGTCCCGGTACCGCCGCCTGCGTTCATGTGGATCGAGATCAGAACGTCGGTCGCCCTGAGCGTCTTCCTCGCCCACGGGATTCGCACGAGCGCGAGGCTTCCGCCGGGAGCTGCCTTCGCCGCGACTTTCCGCGCCAAGAGGCGGATCAGCGTCTGGGTGACGACCTCGCGCACGACCTCGTGCTCGGTCGTGCCGCTGCCCACTGCGCCCGGGTCGTAGAGGTTGGGCCTGCGGTTTCCGAGACCGTGACCTGCGTCCAATAGAATAGTCATCGCGCCCTCATCAGGGCAATCCCAACCTGGACGATGGCGAAGATGATCGTGATGCTCGCCCCAATCGCCCACATGCGCCCCTGGAGGTTCGACTGGAACTTCTCGATCGAGACGAACCTACTCTCTTGCGCGTTGTTGTGGGCTTGGAAGGCAGCGTCAGTCATCGAGACGCGCTCGAGGATCACGACTCGATCGGTAAGGCGGTCGATCCGCTGCGCCATTCCAGAATGCTCCGAGTTGAAGATTTCTTTCCCCAGGAACGTATTGGCCTGCGCGGTGAGCTGCTTCCGGACCTCGTTGTCCTTCTCCCGCTGCGTCTCCGCGATGCTCTTCGCGAGGAGGAGCGCGGCCTGCGCGTTCTTCTCCTTCTCCTCGACTCGGTTCTCCAGTGCGGCGATCCTGACTTCCAGGAGTTCGCGGACAAAGGCGATCGAGGGGTCGGTGTTCGCGAGAGGTTCCATACGTCTTTCCTGGATAGCGGGGCGGACCGCGAGGCCCGCCCCCTGGTCCTTCTACTGACCCGGCGGGACGTTCGCGTCGAGGGCGGCGACGACCTTCGCCTCGTTCGCAGCGACGCCTGCGAAGATGGCATCAACCTTCGCCTGGACCGCAGGCGTGAGGTTCACGCCGGCCAGCGCATCGGAGAGCTGCTTCTTCAGCCCGTCGATGAACATGGCGAGCGAGTCGATGGAGGTCTGCTCCGCGGTGACCTTGTCGAGAATCTGGTCCAAGGTGGCCATCAAAGACTCCTGTTGTGCTGTGATGCTTCGCATCTGCTGAAGGATCTGGTCGAGGCGCGTTACCTCACCAGTGGGGTTGATGAAGACGTCGATTCTCATCGCTCACTTCACGGCGTTGTTCTCGCGCGACTTCCACCACGCCATGTACCCGCCCGCGAGACTCAGGAGCGTTGCGTTGATCGCGATGTTCAGGACGCCGGACCAGTCGAGCCCGATGATTCCCCCGTTGGCGATCACCTTCGCGGCGATGGCGAGTCCTCCGACTCCGAGCGCTCCGACGATGAGGTTCCGTGCCGCCTGGATCGTCTTCGATTCCCAGAAGCTGACCGCGACGACGACGACAGGCGTCCCCGCCTCGACGTCGATCGGGCCGGACTTCGGCGCCAGCGGGGCGGCCGTGACGGTCCCCGGGCTCGGCAGTTCTGCAGCCGTCCTAGAGAGCGTCGTCTGGACCAGCGGCCCCGTGCCGGCGACGTTCACGGGATCAGCGTCGCCCCGAGGGGAGAAGGGACCGAGCGCTCGAAGTAGCTCTCCCCGGTCTTCGAGAGAATCGCGTCGAGTTCGGCCCAGTCCGCTTCGGTCGGGGCCGTCTTCATCGCGAGGAGCTTCCGGGCGGTCAGATAGGCGTCGGGACCGTACTTCAGCGCGATCCCGAGGAGGAGCGTGACGAGTTCCATCAGCGGGCTCCTGCGGCCACGAGAGCGCCCGTGACCTTGTCGGCTTCGGTCTGGAGCTTGAGCACCTGCGCGTCTGCTGCCACCTGGTCAGCGACCACCTTGCAGGCGGCAGACACCCCCTGCGCGATCGGACGGTAGACGTCGTGGGCGGCGACGAGCTTTACCTTCGCAGCGTCGCTGATCTTGCCGGCGCGGTAGAGGTCTCCGGCGACGTTCATGCCGGTGTCGACGGCGTGTGCGGTCGCGGTGGTGACCTGGTAGCAGTACGTGGACGGGGGGATGCCGCTGCTGCAGCCCCAGAACAGCACCGAGAAGACGACGGCGCAGGCCAACGGGCCCACGAGGACGACGGGACGCCAGGAGGGACGAGGGGAATCGTTCATGGGTACCTCACGAGCTTCACTCGCCCGATGGTGAGCATCAGCGGAGCGATGGTCCCGTCGGGCCAGACGACGTTTCCGGTGGCATCGTCGAACCGAAGCGCCACGGCCGCGATGGTGATCTCCTGCCCGCAGCATCCCGCGGAGGGGAAGGCCGCCCCCGGCTGCAGCGTCGGTGTCGGCGTCGGAGGAGAGGACGGCGCCGTTGGCATAGGTGTCACAGCCGGGGCCGGCGTAGGAGTGACAGCGGGACGAGGCGTGGGCCTTGCCGTCGGCTTCGGCGTCGGGCCGACCCACGCGAGCGTCGAGTCGGCCGGCTGCGGGCGAGCGGCCGCCGCGAGGCACAGGAGCCCCGTGACGGCCGCGGCGAGCAGCAGCGCCCGACGGTGCATCTATCCGCCGGAAGGGTCGCCAGCGATGCCGAGCTGGGCGGCAATCCACTGCTCGGGCGTTCTCGGGTCAGGTTCGGTCGGAAGGCCGGCGCCGTCGGGGTGGACGTAGCCGGTGAGGACGAGGAGACACGCGAGGTCACCGGAGATGTTCAGCCACTTGCCGACGGGCGGCGCCTTCGCGAAGTCGACCTGGGCCTTCTCGACCCAATCCCACGCCTCGAGGAGCTTCGCCCCGTAGAGGGCGCGAGTGCCGGCCCACGTCCAGCCGTAGAGGGCGAGCGCGAGGGCCTTCGCTGTTCCGGTGACGGTCGGGCCGGCGTCCCCGAACGCTCGCGAGCCGAAGGGACCGTCGTCGCGGAGGTTCGCGAAGAGGTCTACGGGGCGGACCCATCGAGCCATCGAGGGGTCGATGGCGGGGGCCGGCTCTGCCGGCGGGGCGGGGGCGACAACGGCGGCCTTCAGGGCCGTGACGGCGTCGAGGATCTTCTCCGCCAGGGCATAGAGGGCGGTGATCGCTGGGTCGGTGGGCATGTGGTGCTCCTCTCGAGCAGGGGCGAAGAAGGGGCGAGCCCGTTGCCGAGCCCGCCCCCGGAGGGGTTAGGTCAGAACGTCGTCCAGCACGTAGATCGCGTCGGCGCAGATCGTGAGGACGGTGTCGAAGATGTCGACAGAGACCCAGTCGACCCGCTGGGACTGATGCGGCTCGGGCCACGTGTAGACCGCGTAGGGCTGGCCCCAGCCGGAGTACCGGTACTGAGCGAGGGCCGTCATGGTCTCGCCCGTGCCGGCGATGTTCGGGTCGACGTACAGGAGGTAGACGCTGTCGGTGCCCCAGATGCGGGAGACGGCGGCGGTCGCGCCAGGGTTGGCGCCGTTGCCGAGCGCTCCCGGGATGACCGTCTCGAGGCCCCAGATGTTCGGCGGGAGGTCGCCGTTCACGAGGAGGTTGGGCTCCGTGTACTTGCGGAGGTCGCGGATCGTCGTGTCCCGCTTCATCGACTTGGCGACGAGGGGCGGAATGACGATCGTGTTCGCCTCGTAGCCGCAGAGGAGCAGGAACGCCTCGCGGGCCACGTCGAGGTTCTTCTCGATCACGACGGCGGATGCCGCGTCCCACTTGACGGCAGGGGCGGCGTGATGCCCGGCGAGCGTGGCGTTCACGTCGAGCAGGGCCTTGACCTTCTGCTCCATCCCGAGGCGGAGGCTGTGGGTGAGGGATCCCGCGACCGCCATGGTGCTCGCGCGCGGGCCGCCGAAGAGCTGGACCTCACGGTTCACCGTGCCGTCGAGGGCGCGCCGGCTGACGCTGCCCTTCGTCCAGGTCGGCGGAGTCGAGCGCCACTGGTTCGGCTTCCCGCCGGGCCCGACCTCCGTCTTGATCTCGACGTTCATGGCGTCAGCCTTGTACGTCGGGTACTGGAAGTTGGGGGCGGTGACGTTGACGATGGGAGCGATCTTGTCCGCTACGAACCCGCCACCGGTGCCGTAGGCGACGTTCGTGTTGCGGGAATACTCGAAGTTGGGGAAGAGGTCGAGAGGCCGAATCGAGCCGCTCATCGCGTCACCTCACGATCGCCCAGGAGAAGGTGGACGTGTCGGACGCGGTGCCGACCACGGTGAAGGAGACCCCCGGGGTGATGGTCCCGACGCCGAAGTGGCCCGGGGTCCCGGCGGAGACGAGGCGGGTGAGGAGGATCGCGTCGTTCGCGGCGACCAGCGCGTTGGTGATGACGACCGGGGTCGTTCCGTTGAGCGTCCCGGTCCCCTTCGCCATGACGTTGACGGTGGCGGCAGAGGAGCCCTTCTTGCCGAGGCGGAGGGAGCCGAGCTCGCCGACGGCGCCACCGCGGATGACCTGGCCGAGGACGGCGTAGGTTCCCGTCGCGGTGACGGCCCGTCCGGAGGCGTCGGACATCACGTACGCCCCGTTCGCGACCGTGTCCCCGAGGAGGATCAGGACGACCCCGTCGATGGTCATCTCGAGGGTCTCGTTGATGATGCCGGCGTAGGAGATGACGCCGTCCGCGTCCTCGCCCGCGCCGCAGACGACCGCGTAGTCGCGATCGGTGTCGAACTTGACGAAGACGTTGCTGTTCGTGATCGCCGCGGTGAGCTTGACCGTCAGGCTCTCGCCGGGCTTGTTGTCGAGGAGGCGCGCCATGTCAGGCCCCCTTCTTGGTCAGCCGCTCGGCAGCGGCGAAGACGGTGATTCCCTCGGCCGCGGCGAGAGCCTTGGCGGAGGCGATCAGCTGGTCGTTGACGTTGGGGTCGGAGAGGTCGGCGCCTCCGTAGGAGCCAGCCTCGAGCGGCGCGTTCCCGCCGAAGTCGAGCACGGGCGCGACCGGAGCGACGCGGGGGGCGTTCGCGACGAACGCGCTGAAGGCCTCGAAGTCGGCCGCGGCGAGCTTGAGCGCCTGGTCTCGCTGCCCGACGGTGACCTTCCCGGCGCGGACGGCAGCCTCGACGGCGTCGGCAGCGGCCTTGACCTTGTGCTCGGCCTCGAGACGCTTGCTGACGATCCGCTCGACCAGGTCGGTGGTCGCGGTCGTGACGGCCTCGACGCTGGCGGACTGAGGCGGGGCCTTCAGCTTCGCCGCGACGGCCGCGTTGATCTGCTCTTCGGTCGCGTCTGCGGCGAGGCCGAGGAGCGCCATGTTTTCCGGGGAGACTTTCATCTCCAGCTCCTTTCGATCGCTCGCCGGGGAGGGCGAGACGTGGTTACTGGGTGTGGGGGTGGTCCCCCGTGATGCAGCCACGGCGAGTCTCACCATGGCCGGGACGTTGGTCAGTGCTCCGCCACAGATCTCGTTCGGCTGCAGGACCTGCCTGCCGTTCACGAGCTTCGGCTTGCCGTCCTGGTCGGTGATCTCGGAGGCGTAGAACTCGGGGGAGAAGTACGACCACTCGGGCGGCTCCTGCTTGATGGAGGCCCGCGCCGCGTCGTTCCACTTGACGATGCCCATGACACCCTCGGGAGCGAGCTCGAAGCGGACGGGAACCCCGGCGCGAGGCCCGAAGCAGTTGTGCCCGTAGTTCACCCAGATCTCCTCGCCTCCGGCAAGAGCGCCGTTCGCGAGGTCGACCATCTTCTGAGCGTTCTGGGGGGTGACCTCGAACTGGCGGTAGTCCTCTTCGTCCATCTCGGGCATCCCGAGCGGGAACCAGAGGAACCGGGCGCCGGAGCCGTCCGGGAGGACGCTGGCGAGGTGGACGTCCGGCTTGATCCGGATCGCCGTGCCGTTGACCTTGATGCGCTCGGTCGCCATGACGCGAGCGTGGGGGGAGACTACCGGGTGAGGCTAGGGGGTCTGCACCGCCGACGGTGCGAAGGGGTCAGGCTGGGGAGGTGTGGGCGGGCTGGAACTCGGCTGCCTTCGCCTGCTCGACTTCGGCGACGAGGTCGGGGGCCGGATCTTCATGGAACGACTTCACGAACAACTCCCGCCCACCAAGCCGAAGCACATCTTGCCGGAGCCTACGGTCGAAATCAGGACCGAGGGGGATCTCGTCGGGCTCGTTGTCGATGACGATCGGCATGCTCACGGGTCGATTATCCCATACGGAACGCCAAGCCTCGCCGCTACCAACCGGGCGAGCTGCCAACCCCACTCGGTTCGGAAGAGCGCCGTGGCCGTCGCGACATCTTCCGGGGACGATCGGGAACGGATCCACTCGCGGAACGAGATCGCCCAGGGACTTCCATCCAAATCGACCTCGGCCAGCGCCTTGGTGAGTTCTACCGTGGGAGGGTCCGGCCATCCAGAGACCGGTCTGGTCGCTACGGAGAGGACCGCTGTGCCCTCCCGGTTCCCGAGCGCGGCCACGTACCGGAGGCGGCTGGCCTGGGCCAGGACGAAATCCCCTTCGTGAGCCCCGCGGGTCGCGTTGAACCGCGCCAGCGTGAGCGGCCCGCCTCCGGGATGATTGTGGACGAATCCCATGTCCACCAATCCAGGCAGGTCTGCCGCTGCAATTTCGATGAGGTAGGGCCGTCGGGCGATGCCGACGAACCGGCGGACCTCGCGTCCGTCGATCCCGACGACGACCCCCTCCTCGTGATCCGATACTGAGGCCAACCCCTCCGCGATCCCCCTCATGTGGTCTCTCCAAGCGCCGGGCGAGAGCCGGGGCGGAGTGCCGGACGGAGGGGAGGGAAGATCAGGGGCCGACATCGAAGTCCGATTCTCCCCCATCCGGTCCGAAGGCTCCATGGCCGAGACGTTCGCCAGCGACCGCGGCACCGTCTCCAGCACCCGGTCCGCGTTGAAGCCCTTGGGTGGGGCCCCGAGGATCTTCCCGTCCGGCATCTCGATCATCGGGATGTCGGAGCCGTTCATGACCTTGTGCCCGCCGTCAGCGACGTCCTGAGCGTCCATCGCGATGCACGAACAGCGGCAGGAATACCCGAGGGGAGGAAGGTATCTCCTCGAGATCGGGTCGTCCTTCCGGAAGACGCGTCCGTCGAGGGCGGCGTGTGCCGGCCTGGTCCGTGCGTCGTGAATCGCCGAGTACATCCAGAACGGCGAGGAACGGACCTCGTCCGCCGCGAACATCGAGGCGTAGCGGCCCCCCGCGTAGGCGGTCTGCATGTTCGTCCGGAAGACCATGTCGCGGTACCAGGGAGCGTCCGCCCCGGCCTTTCCGTACTTGTTCGCCAGGCCGTCCCAGGCGTCCGCGCGCCACTGCCGGATCGTCTTCCCCTCGAGGATCGCGTCGCGAATCGACAGGAGCACTTCCGTCCGCGCCCGATCGTCCCAGAGGCGGGCGACCGTGAAAGCCGAGAGCTTCTCCTCGTCGGAGAGCGCCTCGAAGACGTCCTTCGGCAGGACGTTGCCCGCCTTCGCCATCCACCGATCGACCGCGTCCTTCGTGATCGGCCAGGAGGCCCATTTGTCGCCGTACGGGTCCTCAGCCCCGCCCCGGATGAGGCGGAGGTGGGGCTTCCTGACGGCGAGGGCCGTGGCCCGCTGGAAGGCGAGCCTCACGCCGGCTTGCGCTCCCGCGTGAATCCCCGCATGACGCCCTCGTACTGCACCGCGGCCAGGAGGTCGAGGAGCTCCGGCGAGTCGAGGGGCATCCCCGCGCGCTGCAGAACCCGGTGGAAGAGCTGCTCGAGCGAGGCGCCCTCCGCCTGGGCCTGGTTGATGATCCCTCGATACGGCGCGAGGATCTCCTCCCCGGCCTTGTCGGCGCGCCGCAGGGCCCAGGCCTCAAGCCGCTCAAGCTCGACCGCGGGGTCGTCCTTCGCCCTGGCTCTCGAGGCGGCCTGCTTGCCCGCGGGCTCCGGGGGCTCCTGCATGTCCTCGGGGTCCGGCATCTCGCCCGGGGCCTCGGGGGGCTCGGTCTTGTCCTCGGGGTCCGGCGGAGGGGCACCAGGAGGCACGATGATCGGGACCGGCGGAGGCGCCTTCTTCAGCGTCGGCTCGTCGCCCTCGGGTACCGGGATCCCGCCCTCCTCGTTGATGACGCTCAGCGGGATCGCCTCGCCCCCGCCGGCTTCCACGAGCGCCTTGATCGCGGTGGCGAACTCGAGGAGGCTCGGCTTCGGCTTCGTGTAGAAGACGAGTTCGGGGGTGTGCTTGGCCGCGATCTCCGGGCCGTACGCCCTCGAGACGAGCGGCACGAGGAACTGTTCCCGGAGGCACGTGGCGATGCGCTTCGCGCGGGACTCCGCCTTCTCGAGGACGACGTCCTGGTGAACGCTCGCGCTCGACTTCGAGCCCGTGTTCTTCTCGACGTCGGACGTCTGCGTCGAGCCGAGGATCAGCTTCGAGGCCTCCCGGTTCGTCCAGTCGAGCATGTCCCTGTGCGGCATGTCGCCCGCGGACACGAGCTTGCTGAAGAACTCGGCCTTCGCCCCCTCGGGCAGAACGAGCCAGAGCGCGGAGCCCGGGTCCTGAAAGGTCGAGATGAGCTGGTCCCGAGTCTGGAGGTCGCCCTTCGGGTACCAACCGACTCTTGGCGGCTCCCCGTAGCGCTCGACGGCCCTGCTCCACCACTCCGGCCCGTAGACGTGGATCATGAAGTACGGCAGGAGGCGGATGAGGCTGCCCCAGCGGCCCGGGTCCGGGATGTGCCGGTCGGGCGCGAAGACGACGAGGCCCGGCTGTAGATCCTCGATCGGGACCGCGCTGTTGAAGTCCTTCGTCGCCTGGACGAGCAGCCGCGTCCCGTTCACTTCGAGACGGAACCGATGCGGCGAGACGCGCTCGATGCCGGCGATGCGCTCGCGCTTCCCGTCTGGCTCCATCCAGTACTGGAAGGCCCCGACGCCGGTCCAGTAGCCCGTCATCAGGGCAGCCGCGGCGGATCCGAGGTGCGCGGCCGGGCCGATGAGCACGTCGCCGCAGTAGGAAGCCACGTCCGCAGCGAGCGCAGCGTCGCCGGTCTTCTTCTGGGAGCGCGAGCGCAGCGAGGCCGGGCACGCGAGGGCTTCCGCCCTGGCGCCCGACACCATCGTCTCCGCCCGGTCGATCTCGGCCTCCAGGTGGGGCCAGCCCGGTCTCATCCGGTTGACGTACCAGCTCCACAGGTAGCGCGGGTCGCCCTGGCCCGCCTGCATGAGGGCGCCGGAGAGGGCTTCTTCCGTGGACGCGACAGCGAGGGCCCACCATCGGTCCTGGACGTCGCGGTTGACCGTCGGCCCGGTAGGAGGCGGAAGCGGCGGCGGCGTCTTGGCCGCGCGGAAGGGATTCCACAGTTTCATCGGAGCCCCGCAAGACGGCCGCCTCGGGCCGCGTGGTAGGAGCCGGCGGCGATGGCGCCGGGCTGTAGGGCCATGGGCGAGGGCGTGACCCCGACCACGGCCAGGGCGAGCGCGTCGCCACGGTCGGGCGAGCGCCCGAGCCGTTTCTTGATGTCGTCCTTCGCTTCGAGCTTGATCCGGCCCTTCGAGTCGAAGCTGTACTTCACGTTGCAGAGGTCTGCGGCGAGCCGGGCGTCAGTCGGGATCCCGAGGCGGCCCGCGGCAAGGGCCTCGCGCATCCCCCACCACAGCTCAGAGCGCCGGTTGACGAACTTCTCTGGGTCCAGCGCGGACTCGCCGAAGTTGATCCCCTCGACGGGGAACGACTGCTCCGCCAACCGATCGGTCACGCCCCCGCCCAGGCCCGTGTCGTCGACGAAGGTCCGGCGCGCGTTGATGAAGCGAAGGTGTCCGGCCGTCGCCATGAGGTCCTGTCCGACCCGCACGATTGCGGGGGCCACGTTGCCGGCCTCGTCGATCGTGTACGTCACGGTCTCGTCCGTGCCGAAGCGGGCAACGTCACATCCGGCGGTCGCGGGGCGACCGAGAGGCTCCATCCATCGGGACTGTGCGGCCTCGACGAGGGAGACGGGGATGAGGACGTCGGAGCCCGCCTCCGGCCAGCGGCCGAGCACACGAGCGCGGTAGAGGGCGGAGTCTCGGCCGCCGTAAGCCTCGAGTCGTTCGGCTACCCACTCGCGCGAGGGAGCTCCCGGGATGACGATCCGCCCCTCGACGACGTTCGGGTGATTCTCGACGCTGATCTCGACGACGTTCCAGCTTCCCGAGTCACAGACCTGCTTGAAGCGCGAGGAGGGGTCCGTCGGGTTGCCGATCGCCAGGAAACGGTCTTTTGGACCTACTGCGAGCGCCTCTGCGGCGTCCCAGATCTCCGGGTCTATCCCGGTAGCCTCGTCGAGGACGATGAGCATCTCGGGGGCGTGGATGCCCTGGAATCGCGTCGGGTCGTCAGTCGAGATTCCGATCGCGAACCAGTCGGGCGCCATCTCGAGGTGCGTTGACATCAGGCGTCCGCCGAAAGGCTGCTTCGAGCGCGCGTAGGCACCCGCGATCTCGCGCCAGAGCACTTCCTCGACCTGTCGCCACGTCGGCGCAGTCGTGATGACCTTCGATCCCGGCCGCGTCCCGAGGAACCACAGCGCGAGACAGGACGCGACGTACGACTTCCCGACGCCGTGTCCCGCGGGCGCAGCGGTGCGCCTGTTGTCCCGCACGGACTCACAGACGCGGACCTGATCTGGGGTGAGCGTGCCGCCGAGTACCTTCGGGATGAAGAAGAGCGGGTCTGCCTTCGCCTTCAGGCCTGCGGCCCGCGCTGCCGGCGTCATTCCGGCTCCTCTGCTACCAGCATCGAGAAGAACCCGGCGACGTCCTGGACGCTCAGGTTCAGGTCGGTCGTGTTCTTGACCTTGCCCTCTGTGCGGTCGGCAATCTCGGAGGCGGCGGGCGGAGTGCCGAGAAGCCACATTCGCGCCGCCGCGACGTACGGCATCAGGAGCGGGCGCTTGCCCCATGCCGCCGGCTTCTCTCCGCGGGCGATCTGCTCGATTTCGCTCGGCTCGAACTTGGCCCCGAGAATCGCGTAGGCCTGGGAGAGCGGGACGAAGCCCTTGGGCCGGCCGGCCGGGCACCCTGGGTTCGCCCGAGGTCCCCCGAACTGGGTCTCCTTCGGGGGCGCAACGCCGCTCCTTGGCGACACAGCCGGTTTTTGCGGCTTCTCCACGCCTCCCAGGGTTAGGCGCTACGTGTCGGAAGTCACCGGGGTACATGCCGCCGACGGTGCGTAGTCTCGCTCGAAGTCCACGGCGTACTTCGCCCGGAGGTACAGGGTTGGCGGCCGGACGCAGGTCACGCGTTCGGAGGTCCAGCACGACCAGCCACACGAGCAGGAGTAAGACCGCCGGGTCACGGAGTACCGGCGCATGACCTCGTCGGCGGAGTCGATGCGCTCGATGTCCCGCTTCCCGCAGTCCGGGCAACGCGCCCAAGCCATTACGCCTCCTCCCGGTCGTCTTCCGTCTCGTCGTCCCCCTCGGTCTCCTCCGGCTCCCCTTCCTTGCCGTCCAGGAGGTCCAGCACGGCCTCGAAGGTGGGACATGTGGGGGTTGGGTCGGTCATGCCCTGCGCCCCGTGCCGGCGGCCCGCTCGTCCATCCTGCGCATGATTGCCAGGAGCGCCTCCCTCGAAAGGTGAGGGTGGGCGCGAAGCTCAGCCTGGATGTCAACCAGCCTGCCGTCCGAATGGCGGTAGGTGTCGGTCCCGTCCTCGCCGTGCTCGAAGCGGGCTGAGCGGGATTGGGCGACCGCGTTCAGGAAGACATCCCCGAGTGCGGGCCAGCAGTCACGCGGGATGGTCAGGTTGTCGTTCTCATATCCCGGGTCCGAGAACATCCGGTTCTCTCCGGCCGCCTGGTCTGCGTTCGGAACCCCGACAAACTCGCCAGGCTCCCAGGAGAGAGACACGCAAACCCAAGCGCGTTCGGACGGGGCACCTTCCGCGAGCCAGACCGTTGTCTCGGCGTCGAAAGAGGACTTGCGCGCCAAGCTGAAGTCTCCGCCGTCCGGCTTCACCTCAACGTACATCCCGCCCCCGAAGGTCGGTAGGTGGAAGTCCGGCAGGTAGCGCGTCCCGTCGGACAACTCGAACCCCTCCGGCTCGTACTCCCACTTGATCCCGAGCGCTTCGAAGAAGACCGCCCACCGTGCCTCAAGGCGAGAGCGGAACCTGAACCCCTTGTACCTGGTCTCGATCGGCTTCACGCTCACGGGGCCTCCCCTGCCAGGCGGAGGCGTTCCTTCTCCTCGGGGCGGACGTGGATGACGTCGATTCGTGGACCCGGCGATGGTCGGGTGCCGTTGCCCGGAGGCCTGAACTTCTCCTCGTTCCGCGCCCAGTTCCGGGCTGCGGCCTGCCAGTCCTTCATGGGGGTCTTCCCTCCTGCTCGCCAGCCGTTCGCCTGGAAGTGGTCGTAAAAAGCCTCGGGCTTGCCAGAGAGCCCCGCCGATCGCCAATAGGCGGCGACGACCTCGAGAGACCCGGGCGTGTTCCCGTTTCTGGAAACCTTGAGAGCGCGAGGCGGCGCCGAAGGCGACGCGGGGGGGACGGGGGGCGGAGCCCCCCTTGCATCCCCCGTTCTCTCTCTCTCTGCTTCTGCTTCTGCTTCTGCTTCTGCTTTGGTCGTATTTGTCGGGACGTGTCGGGTTTTGTCGGGACGTGTCGGGCGATGCTGTCGGTCCCAGTCGCGCTGGTACTCGCGCCGCGACTCAGCGTCTCGGATGTCGCGGTACTTGGCGTAGTTCACGATCCGGTAAGCGAACTGGCCCTCTCGGACGAGCCGCCTCCCGTCCTCCTCCTTGGATCGCGACTCGGGGTCTGCCTTCTGGAGGTATTCGAGCGCGGCCTCTACCTCCGGAATCGAACAGCCGAGGACGATGGCGGCAAGGCGCGGGTTGATCTCGACGTGCCCTTTGGCGTCGGACCTCGAGATGCAGTACGGCCACAGAGCGAAGACGTGGACTCCGGCCCCTAGCATCGAGCCCTCGTAGAGTCCGGCGAAGATCTTGCCGAATCCGCCCACGTCAGCGGCTCCTTCTCATCCGAACCTCGCTTGTGCTGGGTCGAAGGTGAGTTCCCACTTGCCAGTGAGCCCATATTTATTTTTGGCTTGGCTGAACACCCGCTTCATCCCGGTCGGGTCCGTGTCCACCGCCTCGAGCTGGAAGAACGCATCGAGGTCCGCGAACATGGCGGAGGTCCCGCGTGCCCGCTGCCAGCCCTCGCGCCCGGGCGTCGCCTTGATCTGGTGGTGGACGAGGAGGAAGGTCGTCCCGTGGCGGGCGATGAGGTCGCGAAGCGGCTTCATCACCTGGGCCTTCCACTCGACGGCCGAGTTTTCGTCGCCCTTCCAGAAGTAGCCGATCGTGTCGAGGATGACCAGCTCGGCCTTGGACTTGCGGATCATCGCCTCGAGGGTGTGCCCGCCGATCTGGTAGTCCGTGACGCCCTGGCGCTGGATAAACCATCCGGTTCCGGTTGGGATCCCGAGGGACTCCCGGGCGGTCCGGACACGTCCCTGGAAGGCCCCGCGCGATCCCTCGGCGCTCACGTAGAGCGTCTGGAACGCGCGGCCCACCGGTGCGTCGTACCAGGGGGAACGGCCCGCGGAGAGGCAGAGTGCGAGTTGGACGAGGAGGGTCGTCTTCCCGACGGCCGGGTCCGCGACGACCATGCCGACAGACCCGCGGGCGAGGCTCCCTCCGATGATCCAGTCGAAGTCCGTGTTCCGTTCGGCGAGAAACTCGTCGAGCTGGGTGACCGGGGCTTCCTCGGCCTCCTCCCCCGTGATGTCGGAGATGTAGGCTCGGCACTCGGCCAGATTCGTCAGGAGTCGCGTCTCCTCGGCCCGGAGCCGCTCGAGCTGCGCTTCTTGGCTCCTACGTGGTGGCATCTGGCGGCCTCCGTTGCCATGCGTCGATTCGCCGGTCCCGTGCCGCCGTCTTGATCGCCCTCACGTACTCCCGGACCATGACCTCGTCGACGGCGTCGGGGATGTGAAGGAGCGCCGTGAACCAGTCAGGCGCCCCCGCGGGTGGTCGGACCCCGCGACGCTCGAGCTCCACGGACACGAGCTGGAGGTTCGGCCTCGGCTGCCCCGGCTTGAGCATCTCCTTGGTCGTCTGGAAGACGGCGCCGTGGCCAGGGTCCGCGAAGTCGGCCGGGGCGAGCCCGTCACACTCGAGGATCCCGGAGATGTCCGCGAAGAGCGACCCGAGGAGGTAGCGCTCGACGACGCCGATGGCGCCGCCCTCGTGCTCCCAGCGCCAGACGGAGGGGACGTAGGCCTCGCTCATGGCATACCCATGCTCGAAGGACTATACTGGAAACGCAATGGAAACCATAGCGTTTCACTATCAGGCACCCCCCGGGGGACAATCCTTCCCGATGGCGAGCACGAAGAAGAGCGTGGCGTTCGGCTTCTCGGAGGAGACCAGGGCAGACCTGGAATTTCTGCGGACTCACTACCGGGTCTCGAAGAACGGGGTTCTCGAGATGTTGGTCGCGGCGGATGCCCGTCGTGTCCGCTCCGAGCAGCAGGCCCAGGCCCCGCCGAAGCCGCGGCGCAAGGCGTGAGAGGACCAGGTTCGTGTCGCAGGCTCAGGGTTGCCACCGCTCCTCCACGTAGCCGCCGGCGGCGATCCAGCCCGGGACAACTTCAGTGATGTCAGTGGTTTGGACTACGTCCCGCTGGGGGTACCACGGCTCACACGAAGACCGGTTTGCGCCACTCAAGCTACTCAAGTACAAAGACTTAGCTGGTGTTCGAAATCCCGTCCCGACCTCGTAGTCGAGGCGAGCGGGGAACGCGATGCGGAGGAACCGGGGCCGGGCATCCAGGGAGAGCGCATCCCACGTCACCCGAGGGCTTTCCGCGAGACGCCGACCGATCCGGAGCGCGTGTTCGAAATCTGGCAGGGGCAGCGGAGTCGACTCTGCGAGCTCGGACCGCTCCTGGGCGACCTTGGCCCGCATCCGCTTCACCGTCGGGGCGTCGAGGTGCCCGTCGAGGAGAGCCGAGATCACCCGCTCCTCGCGCTCGTCGAGAGTTCTGCTCCGCCTCCTGGCGGCATCCTGCTGCGTCTTGTGGAGGTCGGCGCGCTGGCCCCAGGCCTCACGCATCACTGCCTCCCAGAGGTACCAAAGCCCCGACGGGCAGGCCAGGGAATCCAGAAGCGTCCCGAAGGCGTCGTGAACCCGGTCCCTGGGGACGCTATGGCCGCATCCCATGCACCGGTAGTACGCGAACCGCTCCCGCCTCCCCTTGCAGAACGAGCCGGTGAGGGGCCTCGCGCAGGCACCGCAGCGGGTCCACCACCGAAGCGGGAACTCTGGCCGGAGGTCTGATCGCCTCCATCCGTCCGGAGCGCCCTGGAGGGCAGCCTGCGCCCGGCGCCACGTCTCCGGCGATACGATCGGGCGGAAGGCCCCGACGGCCTCGAGGCCCCACGCAGGCGCCACGATCCGGCCGCAGTAGATTGGGTTGTGGACCAACCGTGAGAACGTCTCGCGGGGGACGTCAAGGCCACGCTTCCGGAGCTCGGCCCGGGCCTCCTCCTGCGTACAGGCTCCGGCGGCGATCTGCTCGAACGCGAGACGGACGAAGGGGGCGGCGTCGGGATCCTCTACCATCGTGGGCTTCCGGTCGGGGCCCCGAAGCGACAGGTAGCCGAGCGGGGCCTTCCACGGCCAGATACCCCGCTTGATCGCTTCGCGCATCCCGGCGACCGTTTTTTCGCGCCGCACGTCGTTGTCGAACTGGCCGGCTGCCGCGAGGATCGTTCCCATGAACCGGCCGGACGGACTTTCGTCCATCGGCTGAGTCACCGCGACGAAGACCACGCCGGCCCCTGCGAGGAAGCCCTTGAGAGTGAAGTAATCGGCCGTGTCCCTGGTGAAACGAGAGACGTCGTAGACGAGGAAGTGGGTGAACCCGTGCCCCGGCCGGCCGAGCCGCGCAAGGAGCTTCTGCAGCTCCCGGCGATCCATGGTCTTCGCGGACTCCCCTTCTTCTCGCACGACGAGGCCCACCGCCCATCCATTCCGCTCCGCGAAGTCGCGGCAGACGCGCTCCTGGACGTCCAGGCTGAACCCGTTGACCTGGTCGGACGACGACACGCGCACGTAGATGACGGCTCGAGACATCAGCTCGCCTCCTGCTCGACCCGTTCCGGGGCCTGGCAGAGCGAGTCTAGGACCGCCTCGGCGAGCACGGTCACGAGGTCGCGGAGAGCCTCGACCTCGGCGTCCGATTCGGGCGCTGAAGGTCCCAGAAGGGCGCGGCACTCCTCGACGGCGAGCATTACAGCCCGAGCTCATTCTGAATCGCGGCCCTCGAGGTCCGGCGCGCGGCCTCTGCTGCGGCGAGGTTCCGCAGCCGGCACTCGTCCTGGGCCGCCTTCATCGAGATGAACCAGTTCGACTCGACGACCGAGGGCCTCTCGCCGTTGTCCGGGTGATACCGCCAGTCGTAGGTTCCGTCGCCGAGCCGGACGAGGTAGAAGCGCTTCATCTCCCTCACGGGTTCACCATCCTGTCGATGTTGGCGTCGTGTTCCTTCCGCCAGGCCTGGACGGCCGCGGCACCGATCGCCTCGAGCGGAGACTGGTAGCCGCCGCCGCTCCAGAGGCGCCGCTCCTCGTTGACGCGCTTCTCGGCCTTCTGAAGGGTCTCGGCGCGGACGTAGATCGCGGGAATGAGGATGAGGTCAGCCACGGGCGGCCCCCTCGGCAGCGCGCCCCTCGCCACACTCGGCGTAGTGGTCGGCGCAGCGGACGGCAGCGTGGAGACACGTCGGGCAGACGCCTCCGGAGACGGCCGGAGAGAGGTACTGCCACCCCGCCGTCCGCAGCGGGTCGTCGGGCGAGGGCGGGAGCTGGCGGGCTGCGCCGTGGCAGAGGGGGCAGCGGTCAGGCATGGCTCACCTCCGCCGGCACGGGCAGCCCGAGCGCGCGGAACCCGGCTTCGGTGACGCGGTAGTAGACGTCGCGCCCCTCGTTGATGAGTCGCCCGCGGTTCATCCACCCGAGCGCCTCGAGCACGACGAAGTCGGCATCGTCAACGTGGCAGCAGAAGTAGTTCCTGCCCGGCTCCGTGCCGGGCCGTCCCGTCCAGTTGCCGACAGCGTGTTCCATCAGCTCGCGCTGGCGGTCCGTCAGTCTCGGGTCGAGTGTGCGGGCGGGTTCGTCTCGCGCCGCCTCGCGCTTGACGGAGATCAGCCCGAGCACGTCTCGGACGCGGTCGTACCAGCCAGCGTCGACGATCTGGCGCGCGACTTCCATCCTGGCCGCCGAGCGGGTCTTGGCCCAGACGGTCTGGACGATCGGGCCCTCGCCGGTACATGTTGTGGTCACGCGGAATGCCTTCAGCGGCTCAGCCACGCATCCTCCCCACGAACGTCCCCAGCGCCGCCCCGGCCCGCGCGACGAGGAGGAGCACGGCGCCGAGGAGGACGAGGGCGGTCAGCACGCTGGCGACGATGACGACGGAATCCAGGATGGTCTCAACCACGTTTCCTCCCTCCGTACCAGAGCCCCAGCGCGACAGAGCAGCAGACGAGCAGGGACAGAAACAGGCACATCACGACGTCAGCCACGGTGCAGCCTCCTCGGCCTCGGCAGGCCGGCGTGGGCGGGACAGTCGAGGTCTCCGATCGGACGGACCGGGCCTCGCTCGACGAGCGGGTCTCCGGCGTTGGCACGCGCGATGAGGGCGGCGTGGTCGCGGAGGTCGCGGGCGGAGCAGTCGTCAACCATGACGACCTGACTCGTGCAATTACACGGGTGCTTGACGACGTACATGAGATCAGCCACGGGCGCTCCCCGCGTCGTGGCGTTGCAAGTCGGCAAGGCCAAGCAGGAACTCGGCTCGATCCTTCTGCCTGTCCAGCTCGACCAAGAGTTTTGCGGCCATCGCCCGCGACTGCTCGCGCTCCGTCTCGGCCTCGCGGAGGGCGGCGTCGCGCTCGGCTTCGGCGCGGGTCATCCGCTCGAAGCGGTTGCGGTCGCGCTCGATGAGGTTGACGAACCGTAGACAAACCTCGTCTTCTAGGTACGTCGTCGGGATGCCATCGCTCCCTACAAGGTGGTAGTGGACCTCGACCCGGTTGCAGCCTGCGCGGGCGTTGACGCAGGTGTCGCTCACCGCTTCCCCCCGTTGATCGCGTGGTCGAGGTCCGCCAGCACGCGTATCTCGGAGAGCGCGGCGGCGAGGTTCCGCTGCGTCTCGCGCTCGCGCTCGAGCATTTCGGTCAGGCGGATGGCGTGCTCGCGCGCGCAGGCATAGTGTTTCGGCCCACCGTCGCGCCAACAGGCTTCCCAATGGGTTGACTGCGGCGCGTCCGCCTCGACAGCGTGGGGACGGCGACGGAG